CTGCCTCTTCCGATGCCTTAATCTTAGCCTCAATTGCCAGCTTAGTACATTGGTTCTTTGGCTTATTCAACCATTCTGCTGCAACAGAGAATGTGGCATTACCAGCATCACAAAGCGGTTTACCATCTGCATCATAGAACAAATCATTCTTTACCTTCACTGCACCAGTCTCAATACCCTTCTTCAGGAGTACCTTGGTATCCAGCAGAGGATCTTGTGCAATGGTAAGGAACAGATTTGCGTTAGCCTGAATAAGACGGTCAATCTGGTCTGTCAGAGCATCAATGCTTGCAGTCCTATGCTGTGGACGTGAGGTAGCAATCTCTACAATGGTACGGAGCTTGTCCTTATCACCTTCAATCTTACCAAGAATCTTGTATGCCTCAATGTTCTTGTTGACGCGCTTCTTGTTAGCCTTAGCCTCTTCCTCTTCATGCAGAAGAACATATTCATAAGTCTCCTTTTGTTTGAGGTTAACAGCATCAAGACTTGGGGCAATACACTCAGTATTAGCAAGCAATACCTTATATTTAATATACTCTTCAGGGATACTCAAGTCAAGGATGGTATCTTCTTTACCCAGCTTAACTTGGTAATTAGACCAGTAGTTGTCAACTTGACGATGTACTGACAAGGCATTTGTCTCAAGACCCATAGCCTCTTCAAGGTAAGCCTTTTCAGCTTTGGTCAATACATCAACCAAGTGCCCATTACGCAGCATGGGAACTGTAAATGTGTGGAAAGCACCAAGTGCCATACCACCATAAAGTACATGTTTTGGATTGGTAATCTTTCCCTCTTTGAGAAGACGACGCACAATAACACGCTCGTTCTTCAACGGATTAACTAATTGTTCTGCCATAATAATTATCTCTTCCTTAATTAATTAATATAAAAAAGAGGAATGGCAGAGGAAAAATCCCCTGCCCTCCTCATTGATTTTATGCTGCCCTCAGAATTGAAGGAACAATTGATACACACTTGGTGGGGTCATAAACGATTGCACCACCGAAGAACATTGTGTGTACTGTGCAAGCATCCTCGTCATTAGAAGCATAAGTCAGGTTACGCTCACCAGTCCAAGGATTCCTGATACCCGGCTCATAAGAACGAAGCTCAGGCTGAGTGCTGCAAGCAGCCTTCTGAATGTTCGGAGTTGAACCATCAGTACCCAGATACCAGATGTCAAAGCGGTAGCTGAATGCTACACCACCCTCAGGATGGTAAATCTTGTTACGTACCTTGTCATCATAGAATGGGTCTACGTTCAGCTTCACATAAACTCCGTTAGGAGCCTGCCACTCAGTAACCTGGAAGTCAGTAATCTTCACTGCATTGCCATTGGTGAAGCTTGCAGCCACCTTAGCAACAGAAGCAGGATTATTGTCTCCAGTAAAGAGAGGCATCCAGCCAGAAGACTCACGCTTTGCCTCACGGTTGAAAATGAGAGCACCACGTTCACCAGTGTTGATGATAAACTTACGCTGCTGCGGCAGGAGCTTACCCTCAGACATTTCAGACAGAGCATCCATAATGAGCTTCATAACACCAGTGGTATCATTGTAGTACATTACGTTAGCATACTCAGTCTGGGCAAAGATACCATCACCCATACGGATAACACCACCTGACTTACCAAAGTCGGTGTACTCATGGTTGGCATTAGAGTTATCACGAGAGAATGCCAACAGACGGTTCTTCTCTTGCTGCCACTCCAGCTCATACTCATAGTCCTCATAGTGCATCCACATGTTAGCGGTATCATGTACCTGCTTACCAGTAGCATCCTGACGAACCATAGGAATACCCATAGCAACCTTACGATCCATCTTATTACCGAAGACCTTGTGAGACTTACGGATTTGAGACCAACCATTGCGCATTGCAACAGGCATTGTGTGGCGTACACCACCTACCTTACGGCTACCCTCAGTCTCTACAGGAGCATACTCATAAGAGAAACGCTCACCTGCAAGCAGACGAGAAGCAGGAATACCGTTCATCACATTACCATGCAGCTGTACCTTGTACACTACATTAGTACCCTCAAGACGTGGCTCCTCAAGGATTCGCATGGGATAAACCTCATTGTAGTTACCTACAATAGTCTCACCATCGAAGAACCACTTCTCACCAAACACCAGATAGAAGGGAACACCACCTACACCAATGTTACCATCGGTAGAGGCAACTACTGTTACACCATCTTCCTTACGTGCTTCAAGCAGAGGAATATTACGGGCTGCTGATGCAAGCACATCCCAGTAGAAGTCAGTATCATCATCAAATACCTTTGT